ATGAACACGGAAGACACGCTGAGCTACTGGACTGCCTGCATGAAAGCAGCCGACCTCACGCCGAAGACGATCAGGGAGCGCCTGATCTTTATCCGCCAACTGGCGCGCGACGTCGAGAGTCTAGAGACAGTGACCAGGCGTGATCTTATCCACTGGACCGCTAAGCAAAATTGGTCCAACTCGACCCGTGTTCACAGGCGTTCCGGGCTGCATACCTTTTTCGCCTGGATGCAGGATGAAGAGCTGCGGCTGGACAATCCCGCCTACCGACTCCCCCGCGTTGCCACTCGCAAGCGTGAACCGAATCCGTTCAGCATCGACGAAATCAACACACTGCTTCACGGCGGGATCTACCGTAAGACTCGGGTCATGGTTGCACTTCACTATTACCTCGGGTTGCGCGTGTCCGAGATCGCGGCGGTCAACGGCGACGACATCGACTGGACAGCGAAGACGCTCACCACGATCGGCAAAGGAAGGAAACAGGCGACCCTGCCCGTCCCCGAGGCGATCTGGCCCTACTTCCTGCAGATGCCGAAGGCCGGCTATTGGTTTCCGAACCGAACGCCGAACCGGTTGTTCCCCGAACCAGGCGAGGGGCACATCATTGGCAACTCAGTATCCGGGCTCATCGGCGAGGCGATCAAACGCGCCGGCCTCAAGCATCGTCCTCACGATTTGCGGGCGTCCCTCGCAACTGAGATGCACGACGCCGGCGTTAGTGACTTTGTTGTTCAGCGCAGCATGCGGCATTCCAACATGGACACTACGACTGTGTATCTCAAGCTTCGCCCGGAAGGCATTCGCCACGGCTTCGACTCGCTCCCTACCGTTGACATGCCCGAACGGTCAGGGAGGAAACGGCAGACCGAAAGCAGTCCCGAGCTTGAACGGATCGCAGCCTAAGCACAAGAAAAGGGGCCGGCCACAAAATGTGGCCGGCCCCTTACCATGTGCCCCAGGAGGGAATCGAACCCCCGACCGGAGGATTAGAAAGCCTCTGCTCTATCCCCTGAGCTACTGGGGCCGGGCGCAATACAGTGTAGCTCTACCATCTCAAGGCCGACAAAAGTCGCACGATTTGCGCGTTATGCTTTCGGAGACGTCACATCGACACCGCCATTAGAAGGACACCCGGGGACCATGATCTTGTATTCCACATTTACGAACGCTCCCCATGAGCAGTTCCAGGGCTATTGCTTCGTAGGCGCTGATTACGTCTATGGCCCCTACGGCGCACGGCAGAGGAACACCGAGACAGGACATCCGATTGGTCCCGGGAATGATGGCTGCTACGTCAACGTCCGCCGCGCAGGGAACGACTGGGAATTCGGCGTAGATGCAATGGGCATGTCGCGCCTGTTTTACTACCAGGCCGATGACGTGTGGGCGGTATCTACCTCACTCGCCGCGCTGGCCGACCACCTCCGAGACAATAACGTCCGCATCCGACCCAACTACGCGCAACTGACGGGGCTGGGGTCCCGGGGCCGTCTCACTGACCAAATGGCTTCGTTCCACACCGTGTTCGAGGGAATCCGAGTAGCACCATCGGGGCATGTCATAGTCCTTCGCGGTGACCGTCTAGAAGTCCGCCAAATCGAAAGAGGAAAGCGACCGGCCACATACGCGGAAGGGCTTTCGAACTTCCTCGAGCTTTGGGTTTCCCGCATCGCCGGCATACTGGCTGACCGTCGGGCGCATCTTGAATGCGATCTGTCGGGCGGGATCGACTCGCGGACCGTCTTCGCTATCGTGCGCGCCGCAGCCTCGGCCGTTGAGGGCGCTGCGGACCGTATCGACTTGAGAAGCAACGAGAAGCAAACAGAAGACTTCGTTTCCGCGTCGGGAATCGCAAAAGAGTACGGGCTCGAGTTGAACAAGCCCGGAGCTAGAATCGGAGCCCGCCTCAGGAAAGGGCGGGCCCCGGTATCGTGGCGCGATGGTTGCATGGGCAACTACCTATTGACGTACTTCAATAAGGTAGGCTCCCACCCCTTCGCGATGCACTGCCACGGCGCAGGCGGCGAAATATACAGGAATGCATACGCGGGTAGCTTGCCCACGAGAGTGGCCGACAAACAAGAACAGGACTTCCCTGCGCACTTCTACGGCGCTTGGCGAGGCGACTTCTTGGAATCAGTGGACTATTTGAAGTCATGGCTTCCTGAGATGGACCCAATGCAAGCGCACTATCGGGAGTTCCGGAACAGGTTCCATTTCGGTCATCGGCCTCACAGCTCGGTCGTTCTTTCCATGCTCAACAGCGCGGAACTCGAATTCGTTGCTGACTACCCCGAAGTTGTCACAAGCCGACAGCTGTATTTTGACGTGATGGAAAGTCTTGTGCCGGGGCTCGCGCATATGCCCTATGACAAGGACAGCAAAGCACCCACCAGCAAGAACCTCGAAAACCTTACTGTGTTGGACGTCATGGACAACATCGAACCAGGGACCGTGTACGCGCAGGAAGACTGGGAATCTGGACTCGCCGAGCAGAGCAGCGAGTACGGCTTTACCGAGTTCCTGGCTGACGGCGCGGCGGCCGTCAATGATCCTGCAGTTCAGAGCTTCGTAGGGCCGGAGATGATTTCCAACGCAAGGGCGGCGCTTGAATACGGCGCCCTTCACGGAAGATTCTCGCATCCGAACGGGATTGAAACAAAGGATCTGAACTACTGCCTGACCGTCGCTTGGGTACTGCGCACCCCGATAGCGCCTGAGCCCGCGGTAGACCTAGCGCCGAGGGCCCACCATGATGGAACATTTGGGGCTTCGGACGACATCGAGGACGCCACCGTAAACGGTCGGCTCATCTGTGCAATCTGTGGAAAAGGCACCCTGTCCGAACCATGCCAAGAACACCAGCCACAAGCATGGGCTGCGCATATCGCGGGCAATTCCCCTTCAACGGTCTCTTAACGACAAAGGACCCCACCCGGACGGGTGGGGTCCTTTGTTCTGATTAGGCTCGGTGCTTTGGCTCGTCGTCATAGACCGGCTGCTTGCTGCTGCCGAGCAGGGCCCGGGTAAGCCAGTCAGGCATCCGCGGTTCGAGCCAGCGCCAGAGTGCATACCAGGCGGCGCCGATGACGGCGATCAGGATCGGCAGAGCGAGTTCCGAGAGCCCGAGTAGCTGCTCGCGGAACGGTTCAAAAATCGGCAGGGCGACAAGCAGCCAACCGATGACCAGCGCCCATATCCACGATACGAACGTGCGCAGCAGCGAGATCCCCAGCATCCGGAGTCCAGTCACGTCTAGCCCTCCTGCTGCAGTGTGACAGTGGTCGTTGCCGTGGCTTGCAGATCCGCCAGGGCCGAGGCGGCGCCGCGCTCGGATGCTGCCTCGATCGCCGCCAGGTCAACGGGTGATCCAGGCTTTGCGGCCAACTGCTTCACGGCTTCCATTAGGCCGGCCTGTTGGCCTTGGATCGAGGCGAGCATCGTCGGGATCGGGCCGGCGTAGCGGACCTTCTCCTGCCCGGGCAGCAGCAGTTCGAGAGACTGCTCGGCCGCTACCTTGGCAGCTTTGACGTTGCCGGAGACTCCAAAGAGCGGGCCGGCGTTGCGCTTGTTTTCTTCGCCTTCCTGAGTCAGCGCGGCGATTTCTTCCCGGACAACGGTCCGGACTTCCTCGAGTGTTGCCATGATGTCTTCCTCTGTTTGGATGATTTCGCCCTGCAGAACGACGCCTGCGCGGGGCCGGATGTAGCCGAGTAGCCCCTGCTTTGGTAGGTGCTGGATGATCGTCGGCCCGGATGAATCTGTGTCATAGCCGGGCAGCCCAGGCTGTGCGGCCGAGCTGTTTTGCGATAGGCAGAGCAGCAGGCCGCCGGCGTCGGCGATGACATCCGCGACGTGCGTCGCTGGATAGTAGTAGTAGGAATCGCCCCAGATCGCTTTATCGCCGGGCATGGCCGGTTGATCCGGCCCGACCCGGTAATATGCCGCGTCGATCTCGGGTGACTGCGGGAACGCGTCCCACATGTTCCCGGCCCATCCCGGCCACCGGCCTTTGCCGCCAGTGTTGATAACCGGCAGGCCCATGAGCTGGGAAACTCTTGCAGCGGAATCCCAGCATTGATTACCTGCGTACCCGTCGACGTTGATATACGTCCCGGCGAGTTTGTCGGCGATCTCGAGCATGAGAGTTCGGAGTTCTGTCACGTCCGGATTCCTTCCTGGTCGGCGTCGGTGGTCGGTTTGTAGCCCTTGGGCGGCGTCGGGATCTCGACGTGCGGCAGGTGGTCCTCGATGATCTTGAGCAGCGTCGTGATGTACGCGTAGGCCGACGCGAGCCCGCGCTGCAGCATGTCGACCAAGGCGCCGAGTTCGGCCTGCGCCTTGCCCTGCTCCTGCTGCTTTTCCTCGACTTTGTCCAGCCGGTCGCGCAGCTCTTTGTTATCGCTGCGCAGTTCGGCATTCACAGTCAGGACCGACTCGAGGTTCGAACGGTGCGTCGTGGCGACCAGGTTGTCGACCTCGGCTGGCGATTTCAGATCACGCGCTTTTGCCTCGGATTTCACGTTGCGCCGGTTGACCAGGATCCCGGCGCCGGCGACCAGCGCCGTGATGGTTCCGCCGCCGAGGATCCATTGCAGTAGTTCATTCATTTGGTGGGGTCCTCCCTGCCAGGCAGCGGCAGTTCCTTGATCAACTGCAGCCGGTTTCCCGACTCGATCCAGAGCGCCCGGACCTTGACCACACACGCGGCCGCGATGATCGCATAGGTCAGGCTGCCCATAGCTGCGCCGTGTTGCCCGGATTCGGCCATGCTCGAGATCAGGCCCGCGGCATAGGTGAGAAACACGACGGCCGCGAGGACCATCCCGAGCATTTCCAGACCGAATGACCAGCGATGTTTCCCACGGACCAGGCCGGCAAACATCAGTACGCCGGCCAACAGCATCAGCAGCCGGAACAGAATGTTCCAGGGCGGCGATAGATCACTAATCGATGCCGGCGTGAACTTCTCGTCATAGGTGGCAAGCGCGCCCGTGACGAACAGGACTAGCGCGATGCCGGCCTCTAAGGGCTGCGCGTAGAGACTCGCGAGCCGGTGGCCGATAAATCTATGCGGCATGGTGTTGCCTTTCGTTTAGACCGGGCGCAGGTGGGGTTCATCCATGAGGTCGAATGCGCCGCCGGATTCGTGGGTAAACGTCGCCCTTACTGAGGTAGTGACAAAGCTTCCCGTTACCGTGTTCAGCTCGGCGGGCATGGTGGCAAATATCCGGTATGGCTTTGTCGAGCCGTCGGCCGGCAGGTCGAATACTCTTGTGGTTTTCAGTTGGGTGTCGTCGGTGGTGTCGTGCACCTGCAGCCGGAGCTGAGACGCGACGCCGCCTGACGCCCGGGCCGGGACCACGAGTTCGCACATGCCGCCCATCGCCCAGCCGAAATTAGTTACCAGGCTGACGTTTTGGTAGAGCGATCCGGCGGTTGCCGATGCGGAGGCAAGTTGCTTCCCTCCCTCAGTCCGGAACGTCCAGCCGGCGCCGACGCCCCAGCCTGCTGCGCCGTCGGCGAATTGCCTGTTTGTCAGCAGGTCCTCGCGGCGCGAGTGCGTCGAGTCTGCAACGGCCATGCCTGACACGGTCAGGACCTCGATCCGTCCCGCGTCCCGCTCGGCCGCGATGTAAGCGAGCAGTACCTCGAGATCAGACAGGACAAACCCGCCCGGCTGGTCGATGGATCCGGGGTGGAAGTAGACCGTGATCCCGCGGCCGTTTTTCTTGGCTTCCTCGATCCGCGCGATCGCCGGCGCAGATCCGCCCGACTCGGCGCTGTAGTGGGATCCCCCGAGCTTGATCCGTCCATCCAGCGGCTGCAGGTATCCGGTATTTTTTCCGTCGCTGAATGCGTGGCTGTTCCGGATCGCCTCCGCCGCGACAGTCTCAGTCCAGGCGGGGAACCCTCGACCGAAATTGAAATTGTCGTAATAGGATGACCCGTTACTCATCCAACCGTCGACGACCAATTTCGGGCCGACGGCCGCCTGCAGCCGTTGCTGCCCGCCGACGATCGTATCTATGATGCCGGCCTCGTCGGTGTGGTCCAGGTGGTCGGCGCCGTGGTTCCAGATCTCGACGCCCTTGTGCAGCGCCATATCCGTTACCTGCGCCCAGGTGGTCCCGAGGTTTTGATCGATCCCCATGTTGTCCGCGTTTAGGCAAAGCGACCCGCAAAGCATGTACTTTTCGAGCAGCGGGATAACAGTCGCCCGCATTGCGTTGAGCCAGTGATCGAACCGGAGCGACACAACAGCCTTGCCCTGCACGCCCAGGGCGCCGCGGCGGGCGTAGGCCATTTGCTGCAGTTGCGCGTGACGGCCGCCGGCCCGGCGCAGCGGATCCAGCGTAGGCGCCGGCGCGGACCCGGCCGCGTGGTACTGCCACGTCGGCCACGATGACGCCGAACGGGTGATGCGGCTGAAACGGGCATACGTGCCGTCCGATTGGTAGATCTCGATCTTGTGCTGCCCGGTGCTGGTGCCGGGGAATGTGACGACGTCGATCACTGCGGAGTTATTCACGGGCGCGCCGTTGATTGTCGGCATGTTGGTCATCGTCGCGGCCGACGTCGCCGAGCTGATCAGGTACGTTCCAGGGACCCGGAGCGTGTTCAGGTCGGTTCCGTCCGGGACGATCCCCTGGATCTGCCGGTCGGATTTCCACGTCGTATCCCAGGACTGCGCCGCCCTGGTGGTGCGGGTAAACAGCGAGATATTGCCGTTCGATAGCGGAATGCCGATTCCATGCTGAGTGACCAGCGTCGAGCCCGGTGCCTTACTCACCACAATTTCGCCAGGCACGTTGAACGGCAGGTTAATCATTGTCGCCGCAGACGCGGCGGACGCAACGACGAACGTCCCGGAGGTCCGGAGCGTGTCAATATCCGTACCATCAGCCAGGATTACGGCTTTCGGTGAGTACTTCGCGGCCGCATCCGTTGCGGCTGCCGCGAGGTTCGTTACGTCCGCCGCTGCCCATGCTGTCCGGTTGCTGGTGTCCTTGCCGTCGGCGTAGGTTTTCGCGGCGGCGAGGTTCGTCGCGTCGCCGCTATCGGCGTAGGTCTTTGCCGATGCGAGGTTCGTCGCGTCGGCCGCTGCCCATGCTGCCCGGTTGCTGGTGTCCTTGCCGTCGGCGTAGGCATTCGCGGCAGTCTCGGCCCGGCCGCCCTCGGCGGTGATCGCGGCAGCCGCGGCGAGGGAAACGGCGTTGAGGTCTTGCCGCAGCCCGTCATCGCTCGCGGCGATCTTGTCGGTCGGTTCGAGTACCGGCAGGCTATGAGGGTTCGTGTAGGTGGTCACGCGCTAGCCCCTCTCAAAGGTTCGCTGTTGAAGGTGGAATATGTGGCTGTGTCCGGGAACAGCAGGCGCCACTGTTCGTAGGTCAGCGTGTCCGCGTGCGCTGCCTCGAAATCGGCGTAGGTGGTGAACGGGCTGAAAGCTGAGATGATCCGGACTTTCAGCGATTGTTTGAACGTGTCGCCGGCCGTGTTCTGGACGCCGACGATCAGCGCCTTGAGCGAGATCCCCATCAGTTCCGAGGTGATCGTGACGACGTCGCCGAGCTGCCGGCGCGGGTCGTACCCGACTTCCATCCCGGTGATTGTTGGCGCCGGGACGGTGACCTGCTCGGCGATGAAATCCGCGAGCCGGTCTTGAACCAACGTGTTTTCCGCTTCCATCCGCGCGCCCCAGGGGCCGGCGTCATGCTCGAGCTGAGGGAACCCCGAGGGCCCGGTGATCGATGACTCGACCGCCGCCTCGGTGTAGACCACCTTTGCCCGGCCGCGCAGTACAGGCAGATTGAATCCGCGGAACCGTTGGAAGTAGTTCGCCGCGTCGTCGGGTGTGCCGAGGACGAACGTTGACCCGGCCGGCATGGAACCGACCTTTACGCCGAATACCCGGGTGCGGTCGTCGATTGCGCGGATCGGGTCCCAGGTGCCGACGCTGGAACCGCTGGACCAACTTCCATCGGACGCTTCGACGTACCCGCCTACCCATGTTGCCCGGCCGGCGTTGAACGCTGCGAGGGATCCGCCGCCGGCTGCGCCGTGGTCGATCTCGGCCCAATGTTCTTCGGTGGCCGCCTCGGCGACCAGCGTCTTTTCCTGCCCGGATTCCATCGTTTCGCCCGAGCCCTGCCAGAGCAGGATGTTTGAATATTTCGACCTGTTGATCACGGGCATTTGGTATTTGACGCGGACCCTCGAGCGCATCCCCAGGCGGGCGTCAGACCAGGACAAGGAACGGATGTCGTCCAGCGTGGTAATTTCCTGGACGGGCGTCCGGCCGCGGAGACGATCGGATCCGATGAACTGGAACTGCCCGCGTTCGTTGAACCACATTGCCGCGAGGTTCGCCTTGCTGATCTCGGTCAGCAGGTCGATCCCGGGCCGGCGGACGTAGGACGGCAGGACATCCATCCAGCTCGCGAACTGCAGCGTGTCCTGAAAGTAGGACGCCGGCGCGGTGTTGACTGCCTGAAACTCGGATCCGACGGGAGGTTTTGAGATCTGCATTCCGGCGGCGACGGTGTTCGTATCGCCCGTGACGATGATCTGATTCAGGTTCGATCCGGCCGGGATCGTCGCGGATCCGGTCGAGGTCGCGCCGGTGTTGGTTCGCAGCGTCCACGTTCCGCCCTTGACCTGCAGCGTTACAGCAACCGCCGGGCCGAGTGCGAGGTTACAGATCTCGGTTCCGTTCAGCCGGGCCCGGGCCGTCCTGGATGTCGAGATGAACAGCTGCACATTCTGGGATCCGTACATGGCACTAATCCCAAAATTGCCGCCGTGGAGCGGCGACGCGAGGGCTGTTATCTGGACGGGGTCCGTCGGGGCGATTGTTCCCTGCGGGGTGTATGTGCAGTTGAAGTTCGCAACAGCCCAGCCCCACGGCGCCCGGTAGTTCTCGGCGTTTGCTGAGATCCCGTCATAGGACCCCGCGGCTGTGACGTTCCCGTATTCCGGCCACATGGACATTTGCGCGGGGACGGACCACACGACGCCCGGTTCCATCGCCGGTGTTGCGAAGAATCCGCAGGCCCGCATGGTCCGGTCGACGGCGTAACCGGCGGACATCCCGACGGAGAGATAATCGCCGCCCTCGGTCTTAGGTGGGTGGACCCGTAGGACGGTCGAGTGACTGACGGGCCGGTTCAGATAATCGATGTAGTCCACGATCGTCGAGGACGGCCGGCCGCCGACGTCGCCCCGGTTTTCGTCGATCACGCCGACGAACTGCGGCCATTCGGTAACGCCGTCCGAGACGTAGATGATGCAGCTTTCGCCCTGTTCGGGCAGCCAGCCGGCGGCCGAGTTCCACGGGTTCGCCGCCGTCCCGGACAGATTGGGCCCTTCGGCCCAGACGATCGACCCGGTCGCTTGCTTGATCCCGGATCCGCCGACGACAGCCTCGGGCAGGTCGCCGTCGATTTCCCGGTCGATCGACCACTCGACGAACTTCCGGTCGAGGCCGCCGACAACGATCCTGCTCGATAGTTCGATGACGTCGCCGCCGACCAGGGAACCTTCTTGCATGGTGTTTATCCCACTTCTGTAATCGTGAAAGTGACGCCTGAGTGACTGCGGGCAGCGCCGAGGATCACGGGCGAATTTTCGAGTTTCGATACGACGGCCGCGGCGCAGCCGCCGCCGGGGGCCCAGGCTGCGAGGCCGGCCGACCAGGTCAGCGCGGGCCGGGCGGCGCGGGTGGCGCCCGTGGCGCGGAGCAGGCATAACGCCGCGGACGCCGGTGCGGTGCCGGTGACAGACAGCCGGGTCGCGACGGACCCAACGCCGGACCCTGCAGACGTCACGGTGCCGGCGAGCAGGGTCCCGGCCGCGTCATACCATCGGAGCGTTATTTTTGCCCCTGCCCCGACCAGCCAGGCCGAGGCCGTGAACTGCTGGCCGGGGATCACGGGTGATTTCACGGTTCCGAAATCCATCACTAGGGCCGGGTTGCTGTTGAACAGCGACCGGCCGGCGACCCCGACCCCGGGCAGGGTGAGGGCGCCGGCGACCGTGATCGTCGACCCGAAGGCTGCCGCGGGGCCGCAGGTCGCGACCTCGGGCAGCAGCGCGTTTGTTGCTTGCGCTTCTTCGGAGATCCAGAGAAACGGGCCGGGCCCGTATTCGCCGGCGTCCAGGGCGCGGACGTCGGCGGTTTCTTCGGATGACGACAGTCCCATATCGACGGACCAGGTCCGGGGCCGGCCCTTGCGATACTGCCCTTTTCGTTTGCCCTCGAGGGTGGTGTCGAAACTGTAGGTCGTTTCGGCCTCGACGGTTGCCGCTTCACATTCGACGGGGAACAGCGCCCCAGGTATTCCGAGGTAAGCGGGCATCAGCGGCGGTTCCCCTTTCGTTCAGCTTCACGGGAGGCGGTCAGGAACTCGCGATCGTTCAGGGTCGCGATAAAGGGCCGGTCTGCTGCGGCGATGAAATCGCGCATCAGTTGCCGGTCCTCGTCGCTTAGGACGGCGACGGTTTCCCGGCCGCCGGCTGCAGTACCGGATCCGGGCAGGACGCCCGCCGATGATCCGTTGCCATTGCCGGGGCGGGACCCTGCGATGACGTCGCCGGCGTTGATGTCGGGCATGTCCGGGACAGTGACCAGGCTCGACATTTTGTTATCGAGGCTGGACTGCATCCGGCCGACACCAACTAGGACGCCTTCGCCGATGTTCTCGCCGAACCCGGCGAATACCTTTGACGGCGACGCGATGCCGAGTGCGGCCTTGAACGGGCCGACAATCCAGCCGGGGATCAGGTTCAGGAAGAAATTGCCGATCGAGCCGGCGAGCGAGCTAATGCCGCTCATGAGTCCCTGGACGATGTTCCGGCCGATGTCGAACAGCCAGGATCCGGCGCCGGACAGGACTCCCATGATTTGACCGCCGAGCCCGCCGAGGTAGCCCAGGACATTGCCGATCATCCCGGCCACGCCGCTAACGATGTTGTTCCAGATCCCACCCAGGAACCCGCCGACCGCGGAGAATATCCCGACGATGAACCCATACGCGGCATTGAATCCGCCGACGATCGCGCCCCACACTGCGGACACGGCGCCGGAAATGATGCCGACGATCGTCGCCCAGACCGACCCGATGAACCCGCCGATCGCGGTAAAGATCCCGGCGATGAATCCCCAAACAGCGGTGAAGATCCCGGAGATCACAGCCCACGCGGCCTGCAGCGCGGTTGTGATTGTGGTGACGTACCAGTTCCAGATCCCGACAAAGAACTCGCCGATCGCTGTAAACACGGTGGAGATGAATCCCCAGACCGCCGTAAAGATCGAGGTAACTACGCCCCAGACCCAAGTAACGGCGGCGGTGATTGTCGCAACGATGCCGTTCCAGATCCCGGCGATGAACGAACCGATCGCCGTAAAGATCGCGACGACGTTGTTCCAGATCGCCATGAGCTGCGCGCCGTGTTCAGCGATAAACGCCTGGATGATCGCGATCGCGAGGTTCGAGATCCACGTCCAGACGCCGGCGATAAAGTTCCCGATGTTCGTGAAGATCGTCGAGATAAAGGACCACAGACCAGTGATGCCGGCGATGATCGGATCGATGAACATATGGAATCCGGCCACTGCTGCAGCAGCAATTCCGGACCAGATCCCGGAGATGAACGCCCCGACTGCAGACCAGACGCCGTTCCACCATCCGACGAACCCGCCGACTATGCCCTGGATCCAGCCGACAAATCCGTTCCAGACATCGGATAGGAACCCGACGAATCCGTTCCAGACGTCTTGAGTCCATCCGATGAACCCATTCCAGACGCCGTCCCACCAGCCAAAGAATCCACCCATGACGCCCTGGAACCATCCGACGAATCCGGCCCATGCCTGCTGCAGGAATGCCACGACGGTTTCCCAGTTCATGACCAAAGCCACGACGGCCGCGATTAGAGCGACGATGCCGATCACGATCCAGCCGACCGGGCTCGTTGCCATAACAAAGTTGACGACGCCGATCACAGCGGCGAGCGCGCCGAGGGCGATCACTGCGGGGCCGATGATCGGGGCGAACTGTGTTAGGCCCTGCAGGATGGGTGTTAGGACGGGGAGGATCTGCGCGCCGAGGGCGCCGAGGCTTGTCTCGGCGGTCCGTTGGAATGTTGTGAGCGCGGATCCGGGTCCGTCGTTGATGGTGTCGCCGAGCTTCGCGGCGGCGCCGTCGACGGTGCCGAGTGCTTCCTGCGAGTTCAGCAGCGAGTCGATGAACTTGGGGATCTCTGAGGTTCCCAGGTCCTCTATCGGTGTGCCGAACAGGGCGAGGGCGGCCTGCGATTGCGCGGCCGGATCCTTCATGTCGCCGAGGCCGCTAATGATGGTGTCGAATGCTTTCCGGGCGGTGTCGCCGCCTTTGAGCAGGTCCGTCGTCATCGTGTGCTGGTCGAGGCCCAGCGTTTTATAGGCGTCTCCGGTGGCCTTTGACATGTCGGTTGCCCGGATCGTGAACTCTTTCAGGGCGTCGCCGGTCTTATCGATCCCGTACATGCCTTTTGCGGAGGCGTCGGCGAGCAGTGTCATTGCTTCGCCGCCGGACATTCCGAGGGCGGCAAACATCGGACCGTATTCGTCGATCGCGTCGAGGACGTCCTCGCGGACGTTGACCGGGACTTTCGACAGTGAGGCCGCCAGCAGGTCGGCGGCCTCTTTGCCGTTCTTGGCTAGGCCGGTGGTGATCATTTGCCCGGCGACCTGCGCCGTCCGGGTGACGTCGATCTCGAATGCTTTCGACAGATCCATGACGCTGCCGGTCATCGCCTCGATGTCAGCCTCGGAGGCGCCGCGCATCCCTGAGATCGAGGACATCGTCGCGGACACTGCGGCGGTGACGTCCTCGAATGATTCGCCGTAGGCGTCGCTGTAGAGCTTTCCCGCAGCGGCGCCGGCCCGTTCGGATTCGGGGCCGGTCAGCGCCAGGCCGGCCGACATTTTCCGGGTGGCGCCGTCCATGTTGATTGCAGTGCCGAGGCCCTGCATTATGGCGGCGCCCGCGATGCCGCCGGCGACCATCGCCGTTTTCGGGGAGAACAGCGCCGATGTTGCTTTCGCCCCTACGGCGCCGAGCTTTCCGGCCATTGATTCGGCGGAGTCGACTACTTCCTGGAATGTCTTATCGACGCCCTTAGCGTTGGCGAGGATGTCGAACAGCAGTTGCTGCGTTGCCATGCGGGCCCTTTCGGTTTAGTGCTTTCGGGCGTTTTCCTGCTGCGCTTCTTCCCAGGCCCGGGCATGATTGACGAATTTCAGCCACATGAGATACGGCAGTTCCCACACGTTCAGCGGGGTGATGCCCGGCCACACGTGCGCGACGATATGGATCCAGCGATAGATCGACGCCTCGACGTCCTCGATGTCCTCTAGCTGGCCGGCGCTTCGACGTCGCCGCCCGGATCGGTATCCGTCCGGGCTTGCGTAGGGTCCTCGGCTTCGTCCGTTTCCTCGGATTCGAACCCGATCTTTGAGAGCGGGAAATCGTTCGCGTCGGCCACGGTGACGGCTTCGCCGGCGTGACGCTTGCAGAGCCAAACCATCGCTTGCAGGGCGAGCAGGTTCTCGGCGTCCTCGAGGAAATCGAGGGGATCCGCCGGCGTCCCATCTTTGGGGGCCGAGTCCTGCATCCGCTGGAATGCGTCGCGCAGGGACTTGATCCCGATCCCGGGGGTCCCGGGTCCTTTGGTCTGCATCTTGAGCGCGTAGAGGTTATTCAGGGTCGCGCCCTGGATAGCTTCCTGCAGCGGGTATTTCTTATCCCCAACAATGAGTTTCACTTTTAGCCTTTTCCGTTCAGGGCGTCGCTGATCGCGGCGAGCGCTTTGTCTTTTGCTTGGGTTTGTCCGGCCTTGATCGGTTCCCACCAGTAGGGCTGGCCGAACTGCGAGACGTAGGTTTCTTTGTTGCCGAACACGGGGTGCCGGATGACTTTTTTGTTCCAGCCCTTGACCATCACGCCGCCGGTTGATTTGTCGGCGCGGATGCTGATCCCGGATCGTGTGGCGCCGGCGACGACGCGGGTTTTCAGCGAGGCTTTGATGCGCTTACGCATCCCGGTACTGCGGTTCCGGTTGGCGTCCTCGGCTTTGTAGACGTTGACGGCGCGTAGGTACGCCTTGCCTTTGCCTTTGCCTTTGATCCGCTTTACGCGCATCCCGGCCTTTATGGCTTTGCCAGGCTTTGCCCCGTCGAGGATTGCTCTCTGGTCGGCGATGATGTCGTCGCCGACGCCGCGCAGGCTCTTGCGCAGGTTGCGCTGTACTGCGGGCCCGATCGCCTTCGCTTTCGCGAGCGCTTCCCGAATGTTCGGGGAAGTGATTGTGATCTCGGGGAGATCGGGCCCGCCGCCGCGCTGGTGTGGAGCGCGTGCCATTGCCTGTTACAGCGTTGCGTCGGTGGTGACCAGCGCGACGTAGAACGGGGCGCCGGCGGTGAGGCCGTCCAACACTGTGAAGTCGATCGACTGCTTGACGGGTCCGCCGGCTGCGGACTTCGGCAGTTCGCCCTCGAGGCGGATGTCGGGCAGGTGGATCTGCAGGGTCGGCTTTGCGCTGGTCCCGATCGTGGTCGCCGCGGTGAAGGTCAGCGTCAGCGCGAGCGGGGTCTGATTCAGGTACGCGTCGCGCAGGACGGTATCGGAGTATTCAGCGGTGACCTTGCCCTTTGCTTCGGCGATGCCGGCGACTGGCCGGCGGGAGCGCTTGCCGCCGCCGCCGAGGTTGAACCCGGAGTCGTCGATCTTGTTGTCGAATGAGACGCTGAATTCCTCGATCGTCGCGGCGACCGTTCCACCGGTGGCGAGCGCGGTCGCCGTCGGCGGGGTCTGGGATCCGCCGATCGTGATCGCGCCCTGTGCGAAGTGAAACAGTTCCTCGCCGACGACGTAGGACGGTGCCGCGTAGGCGACATCGGTCTTGACTTCCTTCGCGTCCCAGGTCGTTTTGAACTTCACGATTTCGGCGTTCGATGCGGAGAATTCGCCGGACGCGCAGACCGCGCCGAGGAATGTCATCGCCGTGACGGCGCCGCCGCCGAGAGTCGGGATGCCCTTCTGGATCGTGTAGGACGGCAGGGGGTCCGTGGTGGTCGGGGCGAATAGCTGCTGGAATGCGCCGGTCTGCGCCGGGACTGCAGTCGAGACACCGGATCCGAACAGCGCTTCGAGGAACGGGCCGAGGCCCTTACTTACCATCTCGATATCGATGTCGCCGCCGGCGCCCTGCTTGGTCAGGACACGGCGCTTTGATCGGCCGAGGCGGGAGCCGGCGCGCATCCCGGATCCCTGGACAAAGGTCGGGTTCCAGGCGAGAGATTCCTCTACGAATTCGGGGAATCGGTCGACGACGACGGCGGTCCCGTAGGTCGTTTCCTTCTTGAGTCCGATCGAGCAGTCGGCTTGTGTAGTCACTTGCTGGCCCCTTCCGTGTCACCGGCGCCAGCTTCGGCCCCTGCGTCCTGTTCTTCGCCGTCGGGCGCCTCGGGCCCGTCGGCGTCCTGCTCGGCCCGCAGATCGGCAGCAATGGATTTCGCCGGTCGGTCCGCGGGTTCGAAATTGTCCGGCTGCAGCAGCAGGACGCGAGCCTGGTCGTCAGTCACGGTGATGACTTCCTCGGCTTCGACGACGGTCCTCAGCAGCGGGACGTCAAGCGCGCCCAGCGGCGATATGTTTTTGAGTTTCATCAGGTGGTTTCTCCTAGCCCTGGATCCGGGTTTTTGCGGTGAAGGTCGCGATCACTTCCGTTACGCGGCCCTGGTCGAGTAGTTCCTCGGGCGTTGCGCCTTCGGACTCGTGGGAGGTGAGCAAGCACGTTCGGACGGTGCCGCCGATCGTGGTGTCGTCCATCCGGGCGAAGTGCTCGATTCGGCGCAGCAGGTCGTAAGCCCGTTCGGCGGTGGCGATCTCGGCATCTTCGTTGCCGCCCATAAAGCAGGAAATCGTGACCTCGAGAGTCAGGGTTTCCTCACGGCTGCGGTTCGTGCTGAGGGTCGCCGTTTCCTGCCCGGTGGTGATCCGGCCAAAAGAAACGATGTCCTCGGGTTCGTAGTTCGCCGGCTGCCCGTACACGACATAGACGTGTCTGGTTTCCTGGTCGTCGGCAAACAGCGCCTTGATCGCAGAACAAAATGCCTTTTTGAATTCGAGCGCGGCCGTTGCTTGTGTCAGGTCGAGGGACATCAGGCGAACCCGCCTAACTGTTGGTTCGGGGCGCAGAGTTCCATCACGCGGCGCGGGACGGCGAACCCCGAGGGTGTGAACGTGTCAGCCTCGGGGCGGCCGCTGCGGACGTTGCCGCCGCCGGATCCTTGCATTCCGCCCTGCCACCAAAAGCGGACCAGCTCGCGGGCAGCGAGTCGGATGTTTGGCGGGATGATCGGGGCGCCTATCCGGTACGTGATGACCAGCTCGCCGGATCCGAACGGCTGCAGCGCGGATCCGTTGCCGGCGTAGACGATGCCCGATGCCAGATCGGGGACATAGCTCGGGACCGGGACGCCGTCGACTGTGACGCTGAGGATCTGATTCGGTAGATGCGGGAGCATCACAGCGGAGTCGCCCGCCCAGGCTGTATGTGTTTTCGTTGCGGCGAGCATCGGGCCCGTGATGTCCTCGATGACCGGCGTCGCTGCTGCGAGGTAGAGGCGTAGATCCTGCAGCTTCGCGGGGTCGACGTTGCCGGGCAGTTGCAGCCCGGTCGCGACTTCCTCGAGCGGGATCAGGAACCCCGGATCCGCCGGCCATACGTCGAGGACATCGGTATAAGCAGCTTCGCCGGCGACGGACCAGGACAGCAGATAGCGGCCGGCCATTGTCGGGACGAACGCCGCCGCCGTGGTGGCGCCGGCCCCTGTAGGGACCGGCGCCGGATCCAGCAGCAAACCATCAGGCCGTGTGACCGCGAGCGCGTAGGGACCCGCCTCGGGGGCGGTGGCCCACTTGACGGACGCCTGCGCGCCCAGGTCGACCGATGCCATTACTTCTTGGCCGCGGCTTTCTTCTCAGCTTCGGCGGCTGCCTTCTGCTCGGCCTCGGCGTCGGCCGCGGACTTCTCGGCCTGGTCGTCGAGGACCTTCTGCGCAGCGGCCGCGGCGTCGGCGTCAGCCTGCGCCTTTGCTGCAGCCTGCGCGTCGGCGTCGGCCTTTGCCTGCGCTGCGGACTGCCTCAGCGACTGATTGCCGCGGGTGGTGGCCGTCTCGGTGGCGCCGGACAGGGTCGCGGTTTCCGGAGTGTCAGGCAGAACAGCCATGCCGTTTACCAGCAGTTGATCGGCCTCGGCCTCGGGCAGGGTGATCTTTTCGCCGGGGTTCGGCCAATCCTTGCCGTCTCGGGATCCCGAGATCTTGGCAACCATGCGGACAGTCTTGTTTTTTTCAGCCATGCTCTTAGCTCCTTTTGAAAGGGTTTCCTGCAGGTGGGGTGGGACGCGGCGGGCGGGCGCCGTGGGGGCCCGCCCGCCGCGGTTAGGTGGCGGCTGCTTAGGCCGCTGCGCCACCGGCGAAGTGCTTGACTGCGCCGGTCTGGTCGACCAGCAGGCCGTCGCCTCGGATGATCGCGCGGTACGTGATCAGGTCCTTGTCGAATGCGAAGTCGTCGGAGCGCTCGAAACGAACGCCGTTGACGATGCGGGCGAAGTAGGCGGACATGTCGCCGAACGCGATCGACTTGTTACCGGCGCCGATCGACGGCATGTTCGGATCGGTGAAAACCGGCTTGCCTTCGATCAGGTCCGGCTGCCCGGCGATGACGGACGGCTGCCAGATGTAGCGGCCTTCCAGGTCCTTGATCTTGCGCAGCGCCGCGGCGGTGCCGTCCTTGATCAGCCAGCCAGCGGCCGGGCTGTTCCGGTACGGACCGATCACGGAGTAGAACAGATCGATCAGGTCATCCCAAGTCGGAGCGCCGCCGATTGCAGCGGCGCCGGTCTTGCCGAGGGTGGTCGACGTGATCAGGCCGGTCGGTTCGTTGGTGCCCGTACCGGCGACCAGCTTCGCGCCGAACGCGTTACCGATCGCGCGGCCGGCCTGACGGGCGATGAATCCCTCGAGGTCGAACGCGGAGTCGTCGGCGAGTTCCTTACTGATCTGCAGCAGGTCGCCGTACTTGTAGGCGAACAGAGAGCGCTTGCCGAGGACCGGCTCAGACGTCGGGATCGTCTGACCTTCGCCGACCTGCGCGCCGGTGGGGGCGGACACTGTCACGGGAACGCTGATCTCTTCTCCGCTGGTGGTGTAGAGGATCGTCGCGCCGGCGGAGAGGATCGCCGAGGTATCGATCGCGTGTTCCATGAGCTGCCCATAGAACGTAGTCGGGACGGTGACGCCGCCGGCGGACGCGGTGCCCTTGACCAGGGCGCGGACTTCCTGCCGTTCCTCGTGGGTGGGGGCGTAGTCCCAGGAACCGCTACGGCCGTTGAGTACCTTGCGCAGCAGGACCTCGGCAGAGTCCGCGGACGTGCGCTGTTCGCCGCGGCCGGGGACGTTGCCGAGGGCGGCCTCGATATCGCGCTGTTCCTGCTCGAATGCGACCAGGCGATCGGACTGCGAGCGAAGGGAATCCATCTCTGCAGTGATTGCGTTGAACGAGTTTTCTTCCTCGGTCGTGAGGGCGCGGCCTTCCTTCTCGGCGGCGTCAAGAATTGCCGTGCCCTGCTTGTGGATGTTGGCGCGCTTTTCGAGCAGCTTCTTTGCGAGCGTTGCACTCATGAGTGTTTCCCCTTTCCGGGAATGACAAAGCCCCTCGGCATGTGCCGCGGGGCTGAAATGTTTTGTGTGAGGTTTAGCGGGTGCGTTGCGCGCTGCCCGCCCGGGCGTTGCTTAGGCGCGGTGGAGATCCAGCCGGCGCCGGTGGAGGGACAGATTCGGGTGCGTTGCGCGCTGCTCGTCCTGTTCCTCGGCCCGCGCCTCAGGGGTGCGGGAATCGTTGGGCCCGAGGATCAGCTTCCGCAGTTCCTCAGGTTCGGCGTCGCGGACCTGCGCGACATCCATGTGTAGCCGTTCAGCGAGGGAACGCATCCCGGTTGTGGTGTCCAGATAGGCCGGGTTGTTCACCGGAGCGACGTCGACCAGCTGGACGGCGAGCAGGGTCCGCAGCGGGAATCCCTCGGGCGTCAGGCCCCAGTCGTCAGACACGGTCCGGAACGCAAAGGACGATTTGACAAGGTCGCCGCGCTTAGCGAGCGCGGCGACGTCGCGGCCGCTGCTGGTGTCCGGCAGGTCGACCTCGTACCGGAGGCCGGTCCCGTCGATTTCAAGGCGCAGCGTCGCGGCGTCGGTGGTCCCGAGCAGGTGGTTATCGTCGTGGTTGTAACGCGCCAGGACACGGACCTGGTCGGCGATCGACTTGTTAAACGCGGCGGGGTCGACCTGCTCGACGAACCCGCCGAGGTTCTGAGACATCCGATTGAACACGGCCGCGTAACCGGTCAGGACGCCGAGGCCGCCGTCGGTCGCGCGGAATTCCACGGGCTGGCTTATGTGCCGCTTTTCAAGATCACGCATCGCGCGAACCATCTCCATTCTGAATTTGTTTGATGTTGCCGAACCACTGCTGCCATTGCTCGATCTCGGTCTGCGTGAGCATTTCGAAATCTTCGAACCCGCGGACCTGCTCGAGCGTGTAAACGCCGCTGCGGAGGCCGATCGCGTAGGCGTCCATACGTGCCTTGAGATCGCCGCGGGCGTTCGCGTTGAGATTGAATTTCACGTAGGTATCGCCGAGCAACAGCCGGTTTAGGTGCGCCTCGATCCGGACTGCTTTCGGCTGCAGGGCCCGCCGAATGAACTTGAGCTGATTCAGTTCCTCGGTGGTGTATTTCAGGCTGTTGCCCGAGTCGCCGCCGATTTCCTCGGGCGGGACTTTGTAGATCGCGGCGATCTGATTCGCGGTTGCCTTGATCGATTCGAGGAACTGGACGTCGGCCATGGTCAGGCCGAGCTTTGCGTAATCCCAGTCATTGCCCGAGACAAAGACATCGCCATTAGCTACTGACGATTTGAACCTGGATTTCACGACGCTGGACTCGAGGGCCGATAGCTTTTGCGCGGTATTTTTTAGGTGACCCGAGGGGACGCCGGACCGGCGGAACACATTCGTTCCGAATTGCTGCGCGCTTTGCGCCATCTCGATCTGCGAGCGGAACAACTCGATCGGGGACAGCCCGACGACGGATCCGGGCAGAACATATCCGGCGATATGGACGACGCCGGAACGGTCAAGCTTTTTCCCGTTCAGGTAGTAATCCGGCAGGGGTCCGGACTCGTCGACGTAGACCTGGTCGGGATGCATCCATTCGACCTTTGAAGCGCCGTAGCGATCCCAGTCGACAATGTTCCCAAAGGCGTTCCCGCGCAGGTCGAGCGACGTGCTTAGCTGGTGGATCCAGTCGACCCGCGTCCCGAGCGGGTTCGGGTTCGGGTTTGTCACCAGGCCGGGCTGTTCCGGCGGCGATATGGTACTGCCGGACCGCGCCCGAATGAACGCCGATACCGGAGTCGCGGCGAGCGAGTCAGCGATCAGCGAGGACGCGGCATAGACCGGGACCGTCCGCAGCGACGATTTCATGCCGCCGCGCGTCAGCGGCCCATCGGACGCGAACCCGCCCGAGGACATTCCCGACAGCGGGCCGCCGGCCGATCGCTGCTCGGTGCCACCAAAGAAAACACTCATGCGCGCGTCGCCTTCCACGAAACAGCCAGGCACGCGAGGCCGGCGACGGCGAGCGCTGCAGGTACGTAGACCAGCGCGATCCCTGTCACGATCAGGGCGGCGCCGAACAGATCAAGCATGGTCGTAAGCCAGCCGGGCATTTCATCTCCTTTAGAGCACTGAATCCAGCGCGTTGTAGTTGTCCGCTGCTTTTTCTTTGAGCAGCCAGCGGGCGAACACGACGGCGTAAAGTCCTGATATATCCGCGAGGGTGCGGTTACGTGCGAAGATCCACGCGCGGCCGCCGACGTACTGTTTCACTGCGTTGCCCATTGACTTATTCAGCAGCTCGTCGTTTTCGAATCGGAGATCTCCGACCAGGGCGTCATCGTAGAATCCGCCGCAGGCGTCGATCCTGGACGGGCCCGGGACGGTGATCACTTCGAACCCTTCGGCCTCGAGATCTTTCCGGAGTGACTTCGCCGCGCCGTTGCCGTCGAGCGCGACCAGGTTCCCGCCGAACTGTGAGCGCAGTTTGACCAGGGCAGGGACGACGCCGGCGGTCCCGAGCAGTTGGTCGTACAGCTCGAGGTAACACGTTTTGCCGGCGGTGGTGGATTCGGCCGCCATTGCGATGCTGGTCGTCTCACGGTCCGGGGATGTGTCGATCGACCAGAACGGCGTCCCGCGCCATGTTTCATCGTCGCCGCTGGTGTAGTTCGATTCCCAGGCAGCCGTCGGGATGACCCTCGGCGGCGTCTTGGGTTTCGGCCACCAGCCCAGCCAGGCACGTTCCCACTCGGCGAGATCCCTCGAGTTTTGCCGCAGACCCATAACGCGGTCTGCGCTAATCGTGTGTGCGATGCCCGGGTGGGTGTTGAGCAGGGTTTCCGGATCGTCCGGATCCGCTTCGTCGGGCGCCGAATACTCGATGTAGCAAGTCCGGGTTTCGCGCTTCGACTCGACGATCGCCCGCCCTACCTCGACCTTGTCCCGCAGGTAACCCGAATTCGCGTTACCGGCGGCCGACAGGATCCAGAGCTGCGAGCCTATGACCGTGAGCAGCGTCGGCTGCAGGCCGCCCTCGAGGGTGTTATCGGGGTGCGCGTAGGCTTCATCGATGTGCGCCTCGTGGTTCATATCGCCGTGGCCGGCGTTTTCTGAGACGGTATCGATCGCCAGTTCGGCGCCGGTCTTCCATCGGACCGCTTCCTCGCCACCGCGCCAGCGTGGTTTCTCGAGCGTTTCCGCCAGGGGCGAGCGTTTCAGCGGCAGATAGAAATCATCCCGCAGACGCTTTAGCGCCTTGAGCCTGTTCTGCGCGGTGTAGATCATCCGGCCGTCGACCGTTGTCAGGGCCCTATGGGTGAGCTTTGCCCGGCTGATAGTGGTCTTTCCAGCGCGGCGCAGCACGACAAAGATAACGACGTCGTACCAGAACCCGCCCGTTTCCGGGTCGATCTCACACGCGACCGCGAGCGCGTCACGCTGCCAGGGCATCGGGGCGCGGCCCGATGCTTCCATGACTTTGCAGACTGACCCGCCGAGCGTCTTACGGGCGGGGTTTCTTTTGGTCGCGTATCGAGGGGGCGGGTTCCTAGCGTCAGTCATCCGCCTTGAGCAGCGCGGACATATCCCACGCCGGCGCCCCGGGTGCCTGTTCCACGCGGCGCAGGCGGTCGAAAACGTTGAATAGTCGGGACTGCATTCCGCTGATCAGGTCCGGCCGCTCGAGCTGCGGGATCTGATCCAGTACCCGGGCGTTGTATTTCGCCAGGACCAGCAGCGTCTTTTTGAACGGTGGTTCCCCGATCAGGTCGTCGAGTTCGCCCGCGAGCGTCGACTCGATCGGGCCGGCCGGCGCGTTCCAGGCGATCGCCATTGCCGAGCGCGGCAGCTCGGGCAGGGCGTCCTGCAGTAGGCCCTGCGCGGCCGCCGTGTCGCCCGCCTCGCGGAGCAGCTTCGCCGCCCGGTACGCTGCGTTATCGTCGCTCTTAGCCTGCCGGCAGGTCCCGCAGCGGCAGCCCTTCCTGTAGCCCGTCAGGCCCGGCTTATCGCCATGCTTGATAATTGCCGGTTCCTGCTTAGCCACGGGCGGATCCTTTCGGTCAGGCCCAGCCGTTCGACCGGTTCAGCGCGTCGATCAGGTGGGCAGCGTCGGCGGCGTCGGCAGCCTCGCGGCGACCGGGCAGCCAGGGATAGGACTGGTGAACAGGGATCAGCCGGCGCCTGGTGCCACGGAGGCGGGAGGGCGCCGCGGGAATGACATCCTCGAGCGCCGGCAGCGGGACCCGGAGCGGGCTCAGGATGCCGACCATTGCCCGCCAGAAACGTTGCTGCTCTATCCGGGTCCCAAAGAATACGAACACCGGCGGCCGCCCGTCCTGCTGCAGGTGGCGCAGGTGGTCACTCGCGAGATTCGCGACCTTAAGATCCCACGCCTTCGCCTCGGCCCGGCGCGCCTCGATTTCCTCGGGCGTCATTCGGCGAGCGCTTTCTTTGCGCGGCGATAGGTGATCGGGTCCCAAACCGGGGAGAGGGTGCGCCACCAGTCCGTCCCAGGTCCTTGGATGCGAGCGTGCGGACTGACTTCGGTCAGCACTTGCGGCTTGCCGTGCTCGCAATATCGGACGTCGCCAGGGAATACCTTCCCGAAACGATGCCGCTCTTGGCGCCAGCATTCGGAGTGAGGCCGCTTTGCCGGGCGGATGTTGGGCATTAGCCGGCCGCCGGCAGTGGAGAGTCGAGGACGTCCGCCGCTCGTAGTGGCCGTTTCGCCCACTTCCGGCCACCGGCGCCGCGGGCATGGTATGGCTCGACGCGGTAAACCGTGCCGCAGTCGTCGCACTGCCAGCGGGTGCCGAGGTCATAGGCAGAAGGCGGGCCCGGCTTGCTGCATTCGTGCGGGGCGTCGATCGGTTCGGGGGTGAGGAATCCCATCGTTACAGTCCCAGCGCGAGGCGGAACAGCCATACGGCGAGAGTGCCGAACCCGGCCACGTAGCCAGCGTGGGCAAGGAACGCGCCGCGGCCGGTCCAGTTCAGACCGCCGAGTGCGACGCGGGCGATCAAGGCCAGGGAGTGGCCGGCGATCACGGCGGCGAATATGGCGAGCGCGAGCAGCAAGAAAAACATGTGTTCTCGTTTCAGTAAGGTCGCCCTTCTAAAAAGGGCGGATCAGGAGATTCCAAGGGGAGAGAAAAAATGGAACATGCGCGGGTCGCCCACACGCCGGATTTCAAAAAAACTCGGCGATTTTCCGCGTGATCTCACGGATTTTTCAGTGAGGCCGCAACTTTGTTCGGGGGCGGCCGACCGGTTGAACGGATGCCTTTTCTTTGCGTCGACGTTCGTTTTCTTTTCGCACATTGCAACCTAGATGCATCGGCTGCAGGTTCCAGGGTGCCGTCGGGTGGCCGCCGTCGATCAAGGCGATGATGTGATCGAGCGACGGGCCGAACGGATGCCGCGGACGTAGACCAAATTGGATCTCTTCGCCGCACCAGGCGCAGATCGAACCGGGCGGGCAATGCCTCGCTACCAGTCGGCGCCAGGGCCGGCCGGTCCGGCCTCGGCGTGGATCCCATTCGTCGAGGGGTGGCATACTCGCGCCCCCTCCCCCGGACATGACAACGGCGCCGAGGCTCTAAGTCCTCGACGCCGTTCCGTCCTTGTGACAGTTATCCACCGTCGATTTGTAATCGTACCCTTGTCAACCATGCCTAGCCAGCAAGTGCGACCGAATCCGCGTGTCGCGTGACGTGCCGGCCGAGCGCGTGACGTCTGCCGCCCGGTACTGCTGCGGCTTTGTGCCCAGCCTTTGCCAGCCGTCGATGCTCGACCGCTTCCGAACATAGGCCGGCGTCCAGCCCGTGATCTTTGCGATCGCTTGGATGTCGAGCCATTGATCAGTCGAGGACATATTGCCGCCTGCGGGTCCGAGGGTTCCAGGTATCCCGAGCGCTATAGATCAGGCGCGGCAGTTCCTCGAGTGTTGGGTAGATGTCGTCAGGTTGCGCCCAACACGGCGCGGGCTGGGGCGGCGATACCAGCATGACGACGTGCCGCATTGATTCATCGACCGCCATCACTTGCCCGTCAAGCGGGCCGCCGAGCAGCTCGATCTCAAGGATCACGCGCGGCCCTCCACGTCGAGGCAACACCAGGGTTCGTTACCCGGGCATAGGCCGGGACACTGACCGTTGCGCACTCTTGCATTCGCCCGCTCGAATGCCTCACGGAATGCATCAGCCGGCGAGTTGTCGCGGAATTCGTAGAGCAGCGCTGCCGACGGCGAGTAAAGGACCGAGCCGGGCAGCGGACGGCGGCCGGCCCGGTATGCCCAGCCCCGGACGATGCCGAGGGCGGCGTTTGCAGGTCGGTCGATCGCTTCGACTATCCGCTGCAGCCGCAGATCGCGGGCGAGGATCGCGCCGAGGATCCGGATCCGGCGGCGCAGGATGTGATCCTGCAGCTCACGGGCGGCGATGACCCGCCTCAATTCGTCGAGCTTATCGGCGATCTCGGCGTGCTGTTCCGACGTCGCAGCGTAGCGGCATAAGCACTCTTGGCACTGGCAGTCCGTGACGTTGTCCAGCTCCATATCCCAGGCATCGCCGGTGCATTTCCGATGGTTGCCGTCCCGGCAGTCCGGGCTGATCGCCGTCATAGCTTGCCGCCGACGGTGATCCGCTTGATCTGCGCAGTGAACCCGACGCGGACCAACACGGTTTCGCGCGGGTCGACGCCGGCCGCCTCGGCTTCCTGGACGAACTGCATCAGATCCCCGAGCGTCATCCCGGCTTTATTGTCGGTGGCCCGTGTTACCTGCGTACTCAATTCGTTGTCCTCCTGCTGATCAGTTGGGCCCGGCGGGCCCGCATCTCGTCGTCGGCGAGCTTTCGCTTTCTGGGGTGGCACTCGTCCAGGTGGTCGGCCGCTTCATCTTCGCAGACATGGAAAGCGCCGGCGAAAGTCTCAAACTCGCACAGTTGGCATTCGAGTTTGTACCAGCCTTCCCGGACGCTGTCGGTCTGCTCGACCGCGTCCATATAGGGCAGCGTCGTAACGCTCATGTCATCCTCGAGTACGCGATCGGCTGGTGTTCCTGGCATGGTTCGGTCTCGGTCGGCGTCCCGCATTCGCCGCAGACGAACCCGCCGATCGGGTCGAATTCGTGGGCGTAGACGTGCATGTCCTCAGCGTCGGGCCCGGGTTCGGGTTCGGGGACCGGGTACTCGGTTGCGAATAGCTCGTGGGCAGCGAGGCCGGCGGCCACGGCTTCCGCCTCGCTGAATCGGAATGCTTCGCTAATCTGCTCGACGGTTATCGATCGGGCCGCCTCGACTTTGTCGCGCATGTAGACCGAATCCGGCCGGGAGTCAATGACGATTTCCGGGGCGAGGCATCGGCAGGCGTCGAGGGGGCCGTGATCGCAGTAAGGTTCTTGACTCATGGTTTCGGGTCCAATCTCCTAGAGGTCTTGCGGCTGGCGGCGTCCTCGTGCGCCATAGCGCGGCATCGGTCGAGCCATTCGTCGACGGTTTCGAGGTATTCGATCGTCGACGTCGGCTCAGGTTCGGGGATATCCGGCGCGCCGCTGCCGTAGTCCCAGCGGGTCCCGTCGTATGCCTCGAGCGCGGCGAGGCCGGCAACTGCTGCCCGGTATTGTTCCCAGGCTTCGGGTGTGGCCGGCGTTTTGGTCACTTTGCCCATGCGCAGGTAACGCGGATCCCGCCAGCCCATATCTTCGAAATACTGCTCATCGCTGAGTTTGATCGTCCCGCCGAATTTGCGGACCTCGTTCGGCTTCATGCTTTGCGCTGCCAGGATGGGCGCCGGAACGCGGGTAGCTGCTGGTTCTTGGTCGGCTTCGGCAACAGCGATTCGGCGGCGTCGGCCAGCCCGCGGAACGCGGCGACGCCGGCCCGCAGCCATTCGACCGCTTCCGGGGACGCGAGATCAGCGAACTGCTGCATTGCAACGTCGATATGCGCCTCGAGCTGGTCCGGGGTGTAGAGAGTTTCGCGCGGGTCGATCGTCGGACGGTTCGGCCACGACTTCGCGCATTCCCGCAGGATCTCAAAGTTCAGCATGTGGCGGCGACCTCGGTCCACTGCGCGCCGGCGTCCGGCGCTTTTTTGAAAGTTCGGAGCAGCTTCCCATCTAGGTCGAATTCGGCGAGTGTTTGGATGCCGGTTGACGGGTCGGTGTGCGGGTAGGCCACGGATGTTATCGGCGCGAGGGCAGATACGGATTTCCTCGCGATCGCGTAGACGCCAGGCGCGGCGATTTCGTCGAGGTTCGTTTGTTCGGGCAGGATGCCGTCGACGTACCAGGTCCGGACGGCCGAGGATACGGCGAATGTTTGGTGACGGATCCAGCGGTCTTGAATGCTCTTGCCCTCGGGCTTTTCCCAGGTGCAACCGCGGCCGGCGCAGATCACGCGGCCGTCGTTATCGCGCATCCATTGGGGATGCTTCGCGAGGGCGGTCCCGACTGCTTTCGAGAGGCCGGCGAGTTCTGCCGGGTCGATGTGGTCCGGCAGGATGAACGGTTGTTCTGTGGTGGTCATGCTTGCCGCCTTTGCTTTGCTTTGAGTAGTGCGAGCCATTCATATTCGGGGATGACGTGGCTCGGATTTGTTTCGCATACGATTTCGGATCCGCGGGGGTCGGTTCGCTCGCGGATCAGCGCAGACAGCCGACCTCCGCAGATAACCGGGTCCTGGTCCTCTACGGCCGGGACGTATCGCAGGCACCGGGTGGATATCGGCCGGCGGCGGGCGCCGTCAGGGAATGACATCGCCCGGACCTTGCCGACCATGTCGGACAGCTCGACCAGAACCGCGGCCGGGAATGAGTCCTGCGGGTGGGTCGCGATGTAGAACGTGTGCCAGCGGCCGAGCCAGGCGAGCATCTTCGGTGCTGAGAGTTCATCAGGCATCGACATAGCGGGCAGGTCGTGTGCCACATGCTCGAGCATCGAGCAGGCCCAGGATTGAATCTGCCGGCGGACGTCGGCGACGTTGAGATCCAGCGGGGCGGCGGCGTTTTCGTTGCTCCCGGACCTTTCGCCTTGCTTACCCGGGCCGCGCTGCAGCATCTCGCCGAGGAAATCCCAGCAGCCAGCCAGGGTAAACAAGTCCCGACGAATCCCGTCGGTGCAGTCGCCGCAGAGCCAGGCGTGACGGTCAGCCGGCGGCCGAGCCCGGTCGGAGTGGTTTCCGATGCACTGGGGCGAGTAGGCAATCCACTTTTTCACCTGCGAATAGGGCAGCGGACCCCAGGCAGCGTTCGGGCCCTCGATGTCGTAACGGCGTTCGTTGGCGAGGATCCACGCGGCCCGGGCCGCTGATGGGCGGCGGACAGGAATTGTTTCGGTCATCGGCGGGCCCCTGCCTGCAGTTGTTCCAGGACCGCTCCCGATACGACATCGGACGGCCGCCATATTCCGAAGTCATGGCCGGCCGCCAGTAGTCCGGCGCCCCACGTTTTTTGATCCGGCGACATCCGGCCCTTTTGGCTTTTGAGCTCCCGGAACATCGAGACGCACCAGCGGGGATGCACCAGATGGAGATCGGGATAGCCCGGGTTCGACCGGCGCGAATTGTAGGTGTGATAGCTCAGATAGCCGATCCCCTCGGCGAGGCCGACGATATGGGTCTGCAGTTGGATTTCAGACCAGGCGAGGATGGTTTTCGCGCGGGCTTCGGCGGCTGTGATCATGCTTTGACCCCCACAGATTCGAGCAGTTGGCCGGCGTCGCGGACTTCGGCCTCGAGCTGGATCCAGGGCTGCCCCTCGAGATCAATCAGTTTCGGTTCGGAAATGGGGCCCTCGATAACCATGCCCAACTGCAGGATGTCAGCCGTGATTCTCTGGCGGCCTTCTGTTCCGAGTTCGGAGAGTGGTTTGCCCTGGTCTATGACTTCGAACTGCGCCCGGTAGATCAT